CGGCGGAAGCTTCGGCTCCCGCCTCGGCGGGTGCTCCCTCCGGCGAAGGCCCCGGGGAAGTGGACACGCACGAGAAGGTCGCTTCCGAAGCCGGCGCAGTGGCGAGTGCGCCGGAGCCCCATTTCACCGATGACCCCCGAGCGCCGCAGGCCGACGGCGGGGCCGGCGTTCCGACCGGCCCCGCAGCAGCCGCCGAAGCGGGTAGCGGCCTGATCGCGATCACCGTCATCGGTCCGGCAAAGGGCCGGCGCCGCGCCGGCCGCCAGTTCGGTCCGACGCCGACCGAACTCGAGGTCTCTCGGGACGAATACGAGGCGATCAGGGCCGACACCGCACTCGCGGTGACGCTGGGGACGGTATCTGCGGCCGCGGCCGCGTCGGGCAAGCGCCCGTCGATCGAGGCGTTCCTCGACGAGGACGGTTTCGTCCGGCCGGTCAAGGTTCTCGGCCCGGTCAGGGGACGGCGGCGCGCCGGCTATCACTTCGGTGCGGAAGCGCAGCGGATCCGGCCCACGCGCGCCGCGCTGGAGCAGATCCTGCAGGACCCCGACCTCTCGGTCCTTCCGGCCTGAACTCCAGCGGGGTGGGGAAGCGGTATCCCGCCTGGCTCATAACCAGGAGATCGCCGGTTCAAATCCGGCTCCCGCAACCAGAATACCCGAGCGCGCCCGCCGACAGGCGCGATCTTAAGGCCAGCTGCAGCGGCGGGGCGGCTGGCGACCACACAAGCGAGCGAACACGGCTGAGATGGCCTACGTCACCCAACAGGACCTGGTCGACCGCTTCGGGCAGACGGACCTGATCCGCCTGACCGACCGGACGAACAAGCCGCCGACGACGATCAACGCGACGACGGTCGATCGGGCAATCGGCGACGCGTCGGCGCTGATCGACAGCCATCTCGCCAAGGCCTACGCCCTGCCGCTGACCGCCGTTCCGGACATCCTGGTCAAGGTCGCCGCAGACATTGCCTTCTACTTCCTGCACGGCAAGGCTGCCGGCGACGACAAGGACAGCCCGCTCGTGCGCGACTACAACAACGCGCTGCGCTGGCTGGAGAACGTCTCGCGCGGCCTGGTCGTCCTCGATGCCGCCGGCATCGCGCCGGACCAGGCGGGCGGCGGCGCGGTCAAGGCGACCACGCCGGGCCGCAGGTTCACCCGCGACAGTCTGGCGGGGCTGTGATGGTCGACGGCATCCGCCTCACGGTCACCGACGCCGACATCCTGGCGACGCTCGACCGCGTCGACCGGGTCGCCGCCGATCCCGGCGCCATCATGTCCGGCATCGCCGGCTACATGGTGACGGCGACGCAGCGCCACATCGAGAGCGAGCGGGGGCCGGACGGCGCCTGGCCTCGCCTGTCGCCGCGCACGGCCGCGAAGCGCATCGGCCGCCGCCAGCGCGGCACCGCCAACATGCTGCGCGTCCACCCATCCACCGGGTTCTACGCGAGCATCGTCGGCGAGGCGACGTCGACCGAGGCGATCGTCGGCACCAATGCGGTGCAGGCGGCCATCCTGCAGCTCGGTGGCACGATCAAGATGCCGCCGCGCGAGCAGGACATCCACTTTGCCAGGACGAACCGCGGCTGGCGCTTCGCCAGGGCCGCGGCGAAGCGCAAGGAGACACGCCGGGTCAAGGTCGGCGCGCACAGCGTCACCATCCCGGCGCGCGAATATCTCTACGTCGACCAGCTCGATCGCGAGGAGATCGAGCGCATCGCAGCCGACGGATTCCGCCGCGAGACCGGCCTGCCGGGAGGCGCGCCGTGACGATCGCCGCCGATTTCATCGCCCGCCTCCAGGCGATCACGCCGCCAATCTTCGCCATCGTCGAGGGCGCGGCCGATTTCTCGACGATCGACGGCGTGCCGACCGGAATGCCGGCGGCCTACGTGCTCGTCGAGGAGGAAGAGAGCGGCGACAACGAACGCGCGACAGGACCGGTGCTGCAGCGCTGCGAGGCGGACATCGCCGTCGTCATCGTCACCGACAACGTCTCGGACGTCTCCGGCGGCGCCGTCGCCTCCGACGTCGAGACACTGAAAGCGGCCGTTCGCGCCGCGCTGATCGGCTTCGTGCCGGCCTCCGCCCAAGGCGGCGACCCGATCACCCACATCGGCGGCAAGCTGATGGGCGCCCGCCGCGGCACCGTCTGGCACCGCGAGCTGTTCGCGGCCGCCTACTACATCGAGGAGCAGTGACATGACCGACAAGCCCTACCAGGAACGGAAAGGCGGGTCCTACGTCCGCGATGCGAAGTCCGGGCGGACCCAGCTCGTCGAGAGCACACGCCCGCAGGCGCCGGGACCCGGCCGGAAGCCGGCCGCCGCCGAACCGGATACGGGCGCTGCTCCCGCGACCGACAAGAAGGGGAAATGACCGATGGCCGCCCGCTACGTCCGCAAGCTCGCCCTGCTCGCCAAGATCGAAACCTCCTACGGCGTCGACCCGACGCCATCCGGCGCGGCGAACGCGATCCTCGCCACCGCCGTCAACGTCAACCCGCTGGAAGGCGGCGAGGAGCGGCGCGATCTCCTGCTGCCCTATCTCGGCCACCAGGGCGTCATCCTGACCAGCAACCACGCGTCGATCGAGTTCTCGGTGGAGATGGCGGGATCGGGCGCCGCGGGAACCGCTCCCGCCTATGGGCCGCTGCTGCGCGCCTGCGGCCTGACCGAGACGGTCGACACGGGAGTGTCCGTCTCCTACGAGCCGGTCTCGGCTGCCTACGAGGCTGTGACCTTCCACTATAACCTCGACGGCGTTCGCCACATCTTCCTCGGCTCGCGCGGAGCGCTGTCCTTCGAGCTGGTGCCGCAGCAGATCCCGCGTTTCCGCTTCCGCTACCTCGGCCTGCTTGGCGCGCTCTCCGACACCGATCTGCCGGCGCTGACGCTTTCGGCGTTCAAGAAGCCGGTCGTCGTCAATAAGGCGAACACGACGTTTTCGCTGCACGGGGTCACCCCGCCGATGGAACGCTTCGCCTTCGACCTCGGCGGCCAGGTCAACCCGAGCCTCCTGGTCAACTGGGAGGAGATCGAGATCTCCGACCGCCAGGCGACCGGCTCGGCGACGGTCCGGGCGGCGCTGCTCGCCACCAAGAACTGGTTCACGGCGGCGCAGGCCGGAACGCGCGACGCGCTGTCGATCGTGCACGGAACGGCCGCCGGCAACATCGTCGAGCTCGCGGCGGCCAAGATCGAGATCGGCCGCCCGACGCAGGGCGCCACCCAGGGCATCGCCAACTACACGCTGCCGCTGATGCTGTGCCCCGACGCCGGCAACGACGAGTTCGCCATCATCGTCCGCTGACCTGGAAGCACCCGGGAAGGCACCGTGAAGACAGTTTGAAAGGCCGTTGAAGATGAAGTTCGTCGCCGTCAAGGAACACCGCTACTGGTGGCCGATCCGCGTCAAGGTGCCCAATCCGGAGCCGCGCGCCGCCGGCACCTTCCTCGACCAGTCGTTCAAGGCGCAGTTCGTCTCGATCCCGAAGGACGAGGCGATGGCGCTGGAGCGCGAGATCCGCGTGCTGCCGGAAACGGAACGCGCCGGCCGCGAGCACGCGCTGCTCGAGCGCGTCCTGGTCGGCTGGGATGACAACATCGTCGACGAGGAGGGCAAGCCGGTGCCGTTCTCGATCGAGCAGTTCCGCGAGCTGATGCAGTCGAGCTGGTTCCGCATCGGCGCCTACCAGGGCTGGAACGAGTCCGTGGTGGGCGAAGAGGCGCGAAGGGGAAACTGACCGAGGCCGCGCGGATCTGGGCCTTCGCCCTGACGGGCGCCGTCGATCCGTCGCGGCCGGTTGCTCTCGACGAAGCCGACGTCGCCGCCTTCGCCGATCTCGGCGTGACGTTCGAGGGCGCGGCGGTCGAGACGAACGCGGACGACTACGAGGTGTGGGACGTGAACTGGACGAGCCTGAAGGCCTTCCTCGCCTGTGACACGCAATGGCGGATCTCGGTCGCCTTCCACAGGGGCGCCGAGGTCCGCCGCGTCCGCCACGGCCTCGACTATTCCGGCGTCGACGTCGTGCTCGCCCGGCTCTACGGCCACCTGAAGGCGAAGGCACGGCGCGTCCTGTTCGAGGACCTGATGGCGATGGAGGCGGCCGCTCTCGACGCCTTCGCGGTGGCCCGCGATGTCTAACCCGCTGCGCATGGCGCTGTTGATCACGGCCGACGCCAAGGGCGTGGCGCCGGCGACGGCCGAGGCGCGGCGCGAGGTCGAGAGCGTCGGCAAGGCGGCCACCGCGACCGCCGCCGACATGCGCACCTACGCGGCGGCCAACGACCAGGCAGCCGCGGCCGACCGTCGGGCGACGGGGGG